TAGCTTATGCGCCAAGCGAGGCCATAAACACGATAAACGGTGGCGCGGTAGGCATTAGAACTATTTTCAGTTTTGGTGCTGATAGCGTAGCAAGCGCAAACAGCTATCTTGTGCAAGAAGTAAATATCACTGATAGCAGTTATGTTAAAGTTACCGCTATTAATTATGATGCTGATTACTACTCAGCAGACACAGAATCAATCCCAAGTCGGAGTACAGTATTATGACGCAAATTACAGCAGCAGATTTAGACAATGCAAAATCGGACGTTGATACAATTGCCAATATTGCAAATAGCACCAGCACAAGCGTCACAGACAGATTAGGAAATACAAGACGCACCCTTTATTCGTTGGCTAATGAGTTTCCTAACGCTAGTGCTAATGCAGCAGCAGCCGCAGCAGATAGAGTGCAAACAGGGCTTTACTTGGCCGATGTACAGGCGGCTGTAAGTGCTGGTGTTGGTAGTTTAGCCGTGCAGACATTAGCTGCATTGAACGCAATTACTACTGCACCTACAAGCTCTCTTGGTTATGTAACTAATGACGGCACATCTGCAAATAACGGACTGTATCAATGGAATGGTACGGTTTGGACTAAATCAATTTATGACCCATTGACGAAGGCAAAAGTGTATGCTGATGAGCGCGATGAAGGGTTAAAGAATTTCGTTGCTCAAAAACTTTATGTCAGTTTAAACAATGATCTACATCAGTTTGCTGATGTAGAAGGAAATATTGTTGCACGAATTGATCAAGATGGTATGTTTCATGTAATTGGTCTTGAAAATCCGATTCAACTGCAATTTGCTGAGCAAAAGAATGAGCTTCTAGGAGCTGTTGATTCAACAGTTACCTTGGTTCAAAAGTCTTTAAATATATTAACTGATCAGTCTGATCTTTACCTATTTGCGGATGCAGATGGTTATATTGTTGCCAGAATCAGCCACGATGGTCAACTACATGTTGTAGGTTTAAATCAGCCTATTCAAATTGAATTCATAACTTTGAATGAAAAAGTTGATGCTGTCAGTGATACTGTTAATCGGCTAAATTATGGTACAGATGATCTTTATCTTGTCACTGATATAGATGGCAGTATTGTCGCAAGAATTAAAGAGGATGGTCGCTATTATATCGTAGGTCTTTCAAATGATATTGCAACTGAATTTGCATCTGTACGAGACGAAATCAACAAAAAAGCAGAATCAATTAAAGATACATCTGTTGCTGAAATTCGATCTTATAAGGACACGGTGACACCACAAGTTCAAACAGTTCTTAATACATTAATGTACGCACAAACTGGTGCTAAAGCACCCCCACCACTACACTATTTTCCGCAAAATTACTCAATAAGTAAAACGTGGATTGGGTCAATTAATCAATTTGGGCACAGCAATTCAACTCGATTGACTATTGACACGCCATATCACGTTGACGGTGGGGTTGTTCATCCGCACATTTTAGAATTTTATAATGGTTTTCGTGGTTACCGCTACATCATCGCCATCACGCCATATCAGTTGACTAATGAAGCTGAAGAAAATCCAACCATTTATGGCTCTAACGACTTAATCAATCTTGAGATGTTAGATGGATTTACACAACCACTTGATAATCGCCCACAGCCTGCTTTTAGCGATGGACACAACTCTGACAACGTACTTGCATACGACCCACGCACAGGAGAATTGATTTGTTTTTGGCGGCAAACACTGCGTAATCCAAATAACGATGGTGTGCGTGTTGACGCGATGTGGATGCGGAAAACTAAGGATGGTTATACATGGTCTGATAAAGAAATTATGTTCAATGCAGCACTTAATCCTGAATCAGGTGGGGCTGGTTCACCAGCTATCATCTTTGATGTTGCTAGTGGCTATTGGTATATGTATCTGACAACCTTAAGCACGACTACCGATGCCATGCGATTATTTAAAGCAAAAAATCTCAGACAAGATAGTTGGGAATATGTCTCAACGCTAACACTGCCGTTTAAACCGTGGCATCAAGACATTAAGATAATTGGCAATAAAGTCTGTATGCTTGTCTATTGCTACCCACCAGACAATACGATTTATTTTGGCATTGCGGATGATTTTACTAATTTTACTTGGACGCAAAACTTAATGCTTGAAAACAATGCGTATAAAGCAAGCTTTGTACCTGAATTCAATGAACTGAACCAAATGGCTTTAAAAATACTTTACACAACTAACCAATCACCAAGCACCAATGCTGAGAAGTGGCGTATGTATATGCACCAAACCAACTTTATCAATGCAAACTTAGGAGTAACACTATGACTTTAATTTTAAAATCTGACAAAACAGCAACTGTGAGCATGGGAAATGTAAGCGGTATCAGAGGTCCACAAGACTGGGCTATGTTCTTTGATTTCGAGAATGAGCTGTATGCAACGAAAAAAGCAGGTCTTTTAAAACAAGATTACTTGCTTGCTGATGTTGTTGAAGCGACACGTCCAAATCTAAACGGTGCTCCAATTTCTATTTCAAAAGGTGGTACTGAAAAAACTGTTGCATCAACAACAGAAATTCGTACAGCACTTTTGAAAAATGGACGTTTCGGCTTACTTGCCGAAGATATTAATCAAAACTTTTTCTTAAATAGTTCAGCCCCTGCCACACAAACTGTTCTTATGCTGGCATCTGCCACAAAAATTGTCGCGTCTTGTGAGGGTACTGGTTCTTTAACGATTACGGGTGATATTGTTGGCTCTCCAATTACAGTAACATCTAATACACCAAGTATTATGACGCGTTTAAGTTCCTCAACAGCTTGCAATTTAAATATCACAGTGAATGGTAGTTTAAACCATGCTCAAATTGAATTAGCAACTGGTGCGCAGACTGCCACAAGCAAAGTTACTACTACTGCAACATCAACGTCTCGTGAGCGAGAATTAGTCAAAGTGAAGAGTTCTCTATTTAACAGTATTATTACTAACAAATCAGCCTTAACTGTGCTTATCCAAACAATGGATTATAATCCAGTAGTTAATCAGGCTGGGGCGTCATTCTGTCAGTACTTAAGTCTCGTATCAGGATCGAGTTTAAAAATCATGAGAGAGAGTGGTATTGACTCGAATCTTAAATTAACCAGTCGTTCGTATCATTATGTTGGATCAACACCTTCAAACCCATCACAAACACTTAATGGAACATGGACGAGTCAAGGACGTTTTGTTGCTAGAAACCAAGCTTGTACGTTAGATGGTGATACTTTGCGCTCAGCATTTAATGGTGTCGCTGAAAATACTTTAGCAATTAATAATCCATTTTCTGTTGATGAAATAGGGTTTGGATACGGCTATAACAGTCCAATCGGGGTCAACGGCTTGCGCGGTATTGTCACTAAATTAGTAGTTTATGATCGAGTTTTGTCTCAGGCAGAAATTACTGAGCTAACAAACTCATGGCAATATGCATAAAGCCATTGTCGAAGCCATGGGAGTTTAAAGATGTCATTGAGAAGTTGCGGGCTGAGTATGGCTGTTGTTGTGCGCTAGAAGCAGTCAATGAATAGCTATAGCCTAGCTGAACGCATTAATAGTGATGTTAATGCGTCAATCAGCTACAAGACAGATTTAGAGCAATACGGTAAGCCTGATTTTTGGGTTGAATCTGGCACGTTTGGTGATTGTGAAGATTATGCTCTCCGTAAACGTGAGCTACTGCTTAATGCAGGCTTTGCTCGTAAAGACTTACACCTTGCTTGTTGTTGGGACGAGACAAACGCATATCATTGCATATTGCTGTGCAATACAAGCAAGGGATGGTTTGTACTAGATAACCGATACACATGGCCTATGACCCCTAAATCCCTGCCCTATCGCTGGGACAAAGCACTCGATGAGGTGGACGGTAAATGGTACGTTTTATCGTTTTAAGTTTATTGCTTGCTTCTTGTGCTGTTACATCCGAAGACACACCAAAAATGGGGCAAGAAGTCGAGCCGCCTTACGGATGGAAATATACTTACTGCCCATCACATAAAAATGAGATTGGGTGTGAAGACTTTTAGCATATAAAATCGGTGTACTTATTTCAGCATTTGCAGTTAAAACAACAACTTGCAAATGCTGAAATGTGTTATACACCGATGATAGGTGTCTAATACCGAGTTAGACACCAAGCCTTTGTTTCGCAATCTCAAAATACCCTGCATCTTTTTCAATGCCAATAAATTTACGGCCTGTGTTTTTACAAGCAATGCCAGTTGTGCCGCTACCCATTGTAAAATCTAAAACTGTTTCACCTTCATTTGTATAGGTCTTGATGAGGTACTCCATTAGAGATACTGGTTTTTGAGTTGGGTGCGCATTCTTGGTTCTGTCTCTATTTACACGCTGCACTGAACGAGGATAGTGTAACTTATCATTATAACTACTAGAATATCTATAGGTTTGATTTTTATGAGTTTTGCTGCCGTTATTATTCAGAACACTTAAATCTCTCTTACTCTCATTGTTTGATACTCTAGCCACCATTTGAGGGTTATATACTGGTTGCTTTTTATAGAATACCAGTATATTTTCGTGTACCTTGCCGACTTGTTTTTTCATAAAAAATATGTTTGTTGGTCGCTCTTTTTCCCATATCCATTCATACTTAAACATCTTAGGGTTGCTCATCACCAATGCACTGGTGAACGGTTGCGAGGCTGTTAGCACTATCGCACCATTTGGCTTAATAATCCTCTTTAGTTGCTCCCACATTGGCTCGAACGGTATTACACTATCCCACTTACAGGCTGTCGTTCCGTATGGTGGGTCGGTTAAAATCATATCAACACTACCATCGGGGATTTCTTTCATTCGCTCTAAGCAATCGCCAAGCATTAGATTCATCGCTATCCCCGTGTCTAACTCTGCATTAAGTGCGACAAGCACCCAGTCGCTTATGCAGGTCTATTATCGTTGTGGTGCTTGCGCCTTATGCGTTGGTAGTTAGAGCTTGGCGTGTGGCAAATCTTGCAACTGTTTTAACGCAATTGCTGATTGTTCATTTGCCTCTTTTGTCCGTTTTTCAATCTCACGGGTTATGTACCAGCGCGCTTTTTCTAAATCTTCAATGCCGTTTTTTAAGTCCGCTCGCCACAAATACTTGATAGCATTACCCAGGCAAAAGCTCATGTGTTCTGTCACTGTTATACATTCAACGCCACTCGGATGGTTCGTGTAATGTTTTGGATGGTTTACATTATCTGTCATCATTCCTCTCCTGCACTCTATCGTTAAAATCAAACGCTTCTAACTCATCACTCAACAAGGACAACAACCCAGCCGCTTATCGTTTACTTTTCTATGCTTTTGGCATAGTCTCATCTTCCAATATCAACAGGGTTGTTGCCTGTTAGTTTAATAGTTAGACGACATTTGCCGTGGCCAGCAGTGCCAAAACCTTACGCCATTGTTTTAGTGGCATATCGGCATGGTTGCGGCTTTCTAAATCCTCATTAAGCCATTGCCTAAGCGTCCTATCAGAAACGCCTAAAAGCCGCGCTAAGGCGGCTTGTGTAACGCCAAGCGATGCTATCGCTAGGCGTAGGTTTGTGGGCGTGTAGCCCACCTCAAAATTAGTACATATCATTATTATCAGCCGATAAACTTGCAATCCATTCGCCAACTGCTTTTAAGTCAAGATTCATGTCGTCAGGCTCAAATGCGTCAATAGCTTTTTGCGCTTTCATCCAAGTGTAAAAAACCGCTTTTACCGCCGCAACTGGTGACTCAACAACAAACTCATGAGGCTGTTCATGTTGGTCTGTCAATGCTGCGAAAATCACTTCAAAAAGTTCTTTGTCTTGAGTTGTTACAATATTAAATGTGTTCATAATCTTTACTCTACGTTGCGGGCTGCGTCTTGCCTCCCTATGCGTTTTATTATAGGCGTGATTTACGCCTATGTCAAAGGGTTTAAGCGTTATTTTCAATATATTTTCTAGGGCTTAAAAGTCTTTCTAACTCTGCATTAAGTGCGACAAGCACCCAGCCTAAAATTGTTCACTTTTCTATGCTTCTGAGGTAATCTCATCTGCATAGTTTGTTCGGGTACTTGCGCCTTACGCACTTAGTTAGATTCAATTCCCAAACTCTCTAACCCATCTTAGTTTTGAATCAGGCATATCAACTTTAAGTTTTTTGCATATTTTCTTCATAAGTTTGTGAATGCTCAACTCATCTTTAAGTTTAATCGTGTACGTGTGTTCGCAATATCCGTCATTTATTGATATTGCAAATACCCCTGTTTCTGCTACATCTAACTCTCGCTGAAGTGGGATGCTCACCAGTCCGCTTTCTGTGTCTTGGCTCATGTCACTTACTCCTATGTTCTGTTTATATCGTTGTGGGTGCTTTCGCCTAAACTTTTTAGTTATGAGCTAGATAAACTTCATTAAACACAAAATCTACTGTGTTTTGAAATCTTAAAATCAAAAGTTTTAACTCGGTCGCGTTTGAGTACGCGAACCGAAAACGGTAGCCTTTATAACTGCCTTCTCTGATTTTTAACATAATACGTCACACTCAGGTACATCGGCATATTGCCAAAAAGACACACGACGACCTAATAACAAGCCTGTGCAATCGCGCCAATTCCCATCACAATCAAAATAAGCCAAAAACACTTGATGCTGACAAAGCCAATTATTAGGGCAGGCTACCCAAGCCATTTGTCCCGCCTGTGGAAGTAGAGCGTTCTTTGCATTCGCGTCAATCCAATTTTTATTTTTCATCTTCGCTATCCTAAAAAATTTGTTCGTATTTCCAGCCTTCAACCTGCCGCCAATCTATCAAAACATCATCAACAATCCAGCCGCGTTTGGTTGTAAAAAGGTGATGCTCCATCCAGCATCCTTTAACCTGCGAACCGTCATCAAGCAAAAGAATTAACGGCTTAAAAGGCTTTGGCTTGTCTATTTGTTTATTCCACATTTCAATCATCCTTTGTTGTTGTGCATGGCCTCATCTTAGTCTCAATCTAAATTATCGTCAATCTTTTATTAGTGTTTTTTTAGTCTATTGTTAGTTTATTTTTAGTGTTTTTTTAGTCTATTGTTAGTTTATTTTTAGTGTGATACTATGCCATTCATCAACCAAGGGGATAAAAATGACACGATTAGAATTTGCGGAATTAGTCAAAAACATGGGCGGATATGCTGGTGTCGCTCAAGCTATTGGTTGCGGTAAAAGCACCGTCGGACATATGGTTGCAAATGGTTATATCTCATCTAAATGGCGTGGTGAGTTTATGCTAGCAGCTCATAAGGCGGGTTATAAGGTAAAGATTACCGACATTAATCGGGTGATGTTATGACGCTAACTGACGTTAAAAACTTTTATGGAAGTCTAGATAATGCAGCAAAAGCGATTAATGTCGGTAGTGGCATTTTAGGATTTACTGAGCATTTAGCTCCTATGGTTCAGATGATGTTTTATGTCGCAAGCAAAGGACAGTTGGCATTTGATGAAAGTTTGGCTTTGCTCGTTGGCGAAGTCGTAAAAACAATGTTTTGGGAGAATGAAGAATGAACCTGTTTATTGCAATTATGATAGTCGGCTTTGCTTTGGTGTGGGCTTTGTTGCTTGGAAGTAAGAAATGAAAAATAACCCTTTTAACAATACGCCCAACTGCGATGTTGAGGCATTTGTATTGACTATCGTTTTCCTTCTTGTCGCAATCTGCGTTATTTGTTCTGGTGGGTGATTTATGCAAACAATTAAAGCGCAGGCAATAGCGCACAACATTAAATACAACACTGTTATGAGTCGGCTTGGTCGTGGCTTGAGCCTTCAAGAAGCACTCACAAAGCCAGTACAACATCACGACATGACAATTAGGTGTCGTGTCGAGCTAATGGGGCTTAATCCGCACACTATAGCGGCTAGACTGCATAAAGGCATGAGTATGGATGATGCGTTCAAACCATCTAGACCCTATCGGCCTATGGATTTAGAGCTTGTCAAAAAACTAGCTGCTGACGGTCATAGGTCAACTGGTATTGCTCACATCTTAGAGCGTGACCACGGATTTATCTGCACTTATCTTAAAAAACACAAAATAGAATATAAGCGGGGATAACATGGCATTTTTCAACGGTTGCGGTATTGACCTAAAAACAATAACTGAACTGGCGGCTCAAGGTTTAAGCCTTAACTCTATGTCGAAAATGACAGGGCATAGCAAGAACGGCATTAAGGCCGCATTAGAGCGAAACAACATACCATATACAATGGGTATCAGAGAGCGATTCGTCACTGTTGATGGCGTTTTAACGAGCTTGGGTGATGCTTGCAATGCTCAAGGCTTTAGTCGTGAGGCGATGTATGCTTGGCGCGTTAAACGTGGCTTAAACGAGCAGGAAGGCTTCGAGGCATACATTGTCTATCAACAGTCTAAACGTGCGATAGACAAGCCAATCTTGACGTTTAAAAACGCTACTGTGATTTATAAAAAAGAACGGTACACGCTAAACGACATTAGCGATAAACTAAAACTAAATAAGCAACGTTTCGAGGTGTTCATGCGCCAGAATCGCTACGCACAAAACGCCTTTGAACGTTACTGTTATATGAGGGGATTATGATTATCTACAAAGGGTTGGGAGTTCCTGACCGTAATCAAGCTCATAGAAATATGGGCTTTTTTATTGCCTGATTTTTATATTGTCCCAAATTGACAGGGATTTAACAGCATACTTTATATATACTTCATACACACAATAACGAGGTGTTTATGAAAAAGCGAGTGTGTTTTACAGTCAGCGATGAGGTTTTAAAAAAACTTGCTGAACTGGCAAAAAAAGAAAATCGTAGTATGTCGCAAATGGTTGAGCAGTTAATAAGGAGTGCGAAA